ATTTGAACCAACACAAGAAGAAGAGACCTATTCAATGGTCACTGCCAACCGCTACTGGTCTCAGATCTTTGGCATCGCGTTTAGCAATAAGCGTTGGCTCCACTTCTTTATGTTGTTTGTTCCTGTTATGGGTCTTTGGACAAGTTCCATCGGTATTATTGGTCTTGCTCTCAACCTTCGTGCTTATGACTTTGTATCCCAAGAGATCAGAGCAGCAGAAGACCCTGAGTTCGAGACGTTCTACACCAAGAACATTCTATTGAATGAAGGTCTACGTGCCTGGATGGCACCAGTGGATCAACCACACGAATCATTTGTATTCCCTGAAGAAGTCTTGCCAAGAGGCAACGCTCTGTGATATACTGAGGGTCTTCGGACCCTCTTTTTTATGATCCTTTGGACAGAAAACATTCAACATAGCGAGGATTTTATACAACGTCTCGAAGAAAATATCTTGGAGAACTATCCTGACGATGGCATCTTCTTCACTACATATAATGACGAAGATTGTATTGGACAAACATTAGACAAAGATCTAACTAATTTTCTTGCTCAATATTATGTGAAACAATCCAAGGAAATGATGAAGGGTGTTGGAGTTCATGGATATCTGAACTATAAACTAGATAGTTTTTGGGTTCAGATGAACAGTAAAAGCACAAACTCTCATCGTATTCATGATCATTATGGTGAAGCAACAATATCTTGGGTCCATGTAATTAAGGCATTACCAGATCAACCTGATAGTTTTTTCTTTATTAACTCGCATGGTCAGAAACTATATCCTAAGCAAGAAGATGGTGACATTTTTTGCTTTCCTTCCTGGGCATTACATGGTGTAGAGAAAGCACATGTTGATGGCAATCGCATCGTCGTCGCTGGTAATATAATATTTAATCGTGATAAGTATGCATCTTAAAGAATTTGTTTGGCAGAAGAATATGGTTGAGGAAGACGAATATAATTTCGTTGAACCATATATGTCTGACCTTGGTAAGTTTGCCGCCTCTCATCCTCAATGGTTGAAGGGTTCGTCACCAAATCCAGAGGAGTATTACATTCCAAAAGATCATGATCTCACAACCAAGACGTGGGATATGATTAGTGATAGCATCAACTTCTTTATGATTGAATCCAAGTCATTGCCATGGCAGTATGATAATCTAGTGTCCAAGGACTATTGTGTTAAGCAGTATACCAAGGACAAAGATTATACTGATACCCATATTGACACGGATACGAAAGAGACCTATAATAGAATGGTCGCATGGGTCCTCTTCCTTAATGACGTGGAAGAGGGTGGAGAGTTTGAGTTTGAATATTCTGGACTCAAAGTTAAACCAGAGAAGGGAAAGGTTCTTATGTTCCCATGTAATTACCTCTTCCCTTATCGTGTCAATACTCCTAAGAGCAGTGACTTAACAATCGCAACAGGATACATTTACAACAATTTCTAATGGACATCACTATCTACACAATGCCTGGGTGTAAGTATTGCACTCAAATTAAAGAGCTCATGGTACGTGCAGAACTAGAGTATACTGAACACTTAGTGGACACTCTGGAACTTAAAGAAGAATTTTCATCTAAGTATCCTGATGCAACTACCTTTCCTCATGTTATAATTGATGGAGAATCTATTGGCGGTCTAGTCGAAACCGCTAAAATGTTTGTGGTAAAAGGACTTGTCTCATCCAGAAAATGATCATGGTTTGCAGATAAATAAAGGCACAGAGCTCATGCTCAGGAGAGAGAAACCGATGCCAGAAAGAAGTGGTATCAACCTTAATCATAAACTAACTCTCCTGAGACGAATTTTCCACTTCAAATTGGAACTCTCTTGGGAGAAGAAACCCCAGGAGTAGGTCATGCAGACATCAGTAATTCTATTTTTTTCAGGTATCGGCGTCGTTCTTTCCCTAATCGTTGGAGTCATCGCTGGATGGCATATCAATGATGTGGTGTATCAATTTGTTTCTAAAGACGAACAACAAGGACACCCTGAAATGTATGATCAAGATGGAGTATGGATTAATGAAGAACTGTTATCAGTACGTTTTGTAGACGAGGAGGAGGATGATTATCATTGACATGAATCAGATTATGATTAGTAATCTGATGGCGCAGTTGAAAAATGATAAGTTGAATGAGAAACTTGTTAGACACATGGTTCTCTCTTCACTTAGATCATATGAACAAAAGTACGGGGAGAAATACGGCGAGATGGTTCTCGCCTATGACTCCAAACAATATTGGAGAAAGCAAGTCTTCCCATACTACAAACAAAATAGAAAGAAAGATCGAGAACGATCTGGTCACGACTGGTCATCAATCTTTGAGGTCTTGAATAAGATCCGAGATGAGATCAAAGAATACTTCCCATACAAAGTAGTAGAAGTTCTTGGCGCAGAGGCAGACGATGTTATCTCTACCCTGTGTAAAAACAAAGGTCCGAAAGAACTAATACTAATTCTATCAGGCGACAAAGACTTCATCCAACTACAGAAGTATCCTGGTGTCTACCAGTACAATCCTGTAACTAAGAAGTATATTGCCTACGACAATCCCCGAGCATATATTAAAGAACATGTAATCAAGGGTGACAAGTCAGATGGTATTCCTAATTTCTTATCACCAGATGATTGTTTTGTTGCTGGTGTAAGACAGAAACCAATTAGTCAGAAGAACCTTTCTAAGTGGGTTGACCAAGAACCATCTAAGTTCTGTATCAATGAAGCTCAACTAGCAAACTTTCATCGCAATCGTAAACTGATTGACTTTGATTATGTTCCTGATGAAATCGAAAAGAAAATCCTTGATGAATTCAACTCGATAAATATTACAGGGAAACAAATTCCTTTGGAATACTTCCAAGAGCATCAGTTAAATGATTTGATGCAAGAATATTTCTTCCGTAATTCAACACCTTTTAAAAAATGAAACTCCTTATTTCTGAAGTGCTCCAAAAAGTGAGCAATGCGAAGACAAAAGCACAGAAAATTAAACTGCTACAGCAGTACAATACACCTGCGCTTCGTTCTATCTTGATCGCCAACTATGACGAGAGTGTTGTCTCTATGATTCCCGAGGGTGAGGTTCCCTTCAATCCTAACGATGCTCCCAAGGGCACTGATCATGCTGTCTTGGAGAAAGAGTTTCGTCGCTTGTACTTGTTCTTCAAGGGTGGTAATAATGGATTGAAGCAGGCACAACGTGAGAATTTGTTCATTCAACTCCTAGAGGGTCTGTGTGAAGAGGAAGCACAACTTCTAGTTCTTGTTAAAGATAAGGCATTGCAGAAAAAATATAAGATCACCCGTGCATGTGTAGAGGAAGCATTCCCTGCCATTCAATGGGGAGGTCGTTCCTGATGGGGAAAGGTTGTAAAGTTCTTCATTCTGATTGCGATCCTAGTCTTGCACAAGACAGATCCTTACCGTATACAGCATTCCTAGTTGAATATCTACAAGATGGTATGACCCATTTTGATATTGTGTCTGCTGCCAAACAAGTAGATATCTTTGACGACTACTGGGATAAATATCGTCATGACTTCAAAAACATGACCCAAACAGAGGGTCGAGTTAATCCTAAACTTTGGAACCCACCGAAAAAATGAGCACAACAGGTCAACCAAGTAGCACACAGAATACTTTTTGCATTCAGTATTGGAAGCAGGGTGATGCTGCTCATCCAAAAGTAATGAGACGCATTAATACCAATGGTGTTGTGGTATCTGCTAAGTATTATTCAGAAGTATATTTCTACTCGGACCTGAGGAAAGCATTTCCTGATGCTAAGTGGTTGCAGGAGAATGGATATGACATTAAGATTAGAAAGTGCAACCTAGGTAGAAACGATTCGTTCTGGTTAATGTAATGGGCGATCATTTTTTGTTGAACCTTTATGGTTGTGATGAGCAGAAGCTAGACGACGAAGACTTTATAAGAGAGACTCTTGACAGCGCAGCGTATTGTGCTAAGATGACTGTGTTGAATGTCGCATCGCACAAGTTCTCTCCACAAGGAGTGACGTGTATCCTTCTGCTAGCAGAGAGTCACATCAGTATCCATACGTGGCCAGAGCAAGGCAAAGCAGCGTGTGATGTCTATACATGTGGGGATCCCCGTAATGCAAAGTTGGCATGTGATGTCATCAGATGTCAGTTGTCAGCACTTGAGTACGACATTCAACACATTAAGAGATAATAAATTGTATCACATGATACAATAGATATCTCATACATACTATGGTATAATGTATACCAGTCGTTCATCTTATGCTCAGCGTTCTGCTGGCATTGACCCTTGCCCATCATGCTGACGACAACCCTTACGGGTGGCACA